TCTTCTGGTGCGTTACCGCTGAGCATATTTGCCTGAGCAATATCAGCACACTCAGTCTCCTCTTGACAGGAGAAGAGTCGTTTGAGAGAGGAGATGAAATCCTGTGCTTCGATTAGAGGAACTTGAATAGCACCAAGTAAACCACCAAATCCATCAATACCACCAATACTATCCAAGATACCAGTGAGAGAATTCATGACGCTATTAACTGCTCCCAGAGCAGCGTCTAGCACACCACCAATGACATCATTGACAATACAATCGAGAACGCCAGTAATTTTATCCTTAACATCATCCAACAGACTATTCAAAGTTTCATTCAATCCACCGATTACATTCTCGAATAAACAACCCAGACCTTCCAGTGCCTCGTCAAGTTTATCTTTGAATTCACCCATGGCATCAATCGGTAGATTGATTGATATTTTTGCCATCTCCTTGGCAGTTTCTGTAATAGCGACAGCACGAACCTTATCCATGATGTCTTTGACATATGCATTGACGTTCTGGTTCGCTCTTTCTATTTCACCTTGAATGTCGCCCAACTTCTGCGACAGTGGGTCAAGAAAGATACCTTGCTGCTCTTCAAGAAACGCCATCTGTTTTTGAAGGCGTGTCAATGCAAGTTTAATTCCTGCTTGTGGGTTGTCATCAGCACATCCTTGTGCTGGCTTTACCTCACCAGTGTTCTTTGCATTTTCATGTGCTGCTTTCGTTCCATGGTCAGGGATGTCCTGACGTACAGATTCTAACTGAGCACCTTCATTAGCAAGAGTTGGTTTAACTTTGACTCCGGCACCCTTTACAGGAACAGAAGGTTGAGTCGGATCAGACTCACCTGGTGCTCCGTCTTCTTTAATATTGTTTTGAGATTCCACCAGACCATTGGTGAATCCACTGAAAGCTTGAAACCCAGCAGGTGGAATTTCTTTTGGAAATGTAAGTTGACTAGACTTATCAAGGACTCCCATGACAACTGGTTGTTGACCTTCCTCACCATCGAGGAAGAAACCAAAAACCCATTCACCGCCAGAGAAATTGACACTCTGAGACATGCCTCCCATGTTGCCACCAGCAGTGACAGGCATCATGCAATATGCCCATGGCAGATCATCATCTTTGAGTGCATCAACGTCCGCAGTGTGATAACCCATAATGCGAACCTTCACCCGGCGTTTCATGCCAGGAAGATCTGCGATGGGTAGAGCGGGTGAGTTGTCTTTCCACTTTGCGGAATCAACCACCTGTCCTAACCACCAGAAGAATCCATCTCTTCCTACAAATTGTTTTTTTAGGAGTCCTTGTTCAAGCATCAGTCGTCATAGATTAAACATTCTGGTTCAGATGGATTTTGATCGCAGAATAGTTCTAAGTATGTAGGATCGTGATGATCACCTGCTTCAATCTCTTTCTTGTGATGCTCTACATAATCTTCGAGTTCATGCAATTCGCCCTCAATGTGACGACGCATTTGTGGATTGGTAGTTGGATCTTGAAGGATCTCTTTATCCTTCTGAATGTGTTGCTCGATGCTGTCCATTAAATTTTCCTCCCATAAGAATCGCGGATCAAACCTAGTTGAGTGTAACATCGACTAGGAGTAACATAATGACATAGACTTGATATTAAGTATTTACCACTTGACTTCTTATCTATATCTTTTGTATCACCAGAAACCCTGGGGAAATCACATTGAATAATATCCCCAGCTCGTAGACTGAAATCACCTGGTATAGTTATAGAGGTAACAACAGAATACATTTGATTGTAACGCATGACTGACTGAACCATGCGATCCATAACCTTGTCGTTAGATTCTTCTGTGTTGGAAGCCCAACGTTCCAACTGTGCCTTGGCATCTGCACCAGTTGGTAGAGTACCCAAGTCCAAGATTGCAGTCATCAATCTACTGGTGGGTTCTGTGAATTGTGGATTGATAAAATCAAAATCATCCTCTGATCCGCCAGCGTGTTTGACACCCTCCTGTTCTGTAATATTGAATGTCTTTGCGGTATACTTAAACTGATAGGGATCAAAGTAGAGTGTCCTATTATTATAAGCACCCAGAGATAAGTTAGATCCAAGATCAACAGAACGATTCATATCGTAGTTCAAAATCTTATCATTATATCCCTGTGGTAGAGCATCACTATCATTGGAGATGTATTTCTTTTTGACATCTTGGTCCAATAGATTGTCAACTGACTTGAAGTTCATCCCATCCTGAGTTTGATAGAGAAAGAAACCACCAGTCTTGCCGATGTTTTCTGTTGGGATGCCTTTGGTTGCCAACCATGTACAAACATAAAATGGTTTGCGATCATTACCGATAAAATTATATGAGTTAGATGTCTCTTCAATATTCTCTGGTTTGAAATCAGCCTTCATAATTTCTTGAAGAATCTTTGTCACATTCTCAGAGATTTTTCCTTCATATCTCTTCGTGACACGAGTCGTCTCATTAGAAAAAGATTCCTTGGAGACACACTGGATGGTAAAACTATCAGACTTAGTGGTCTGAGCACCGTCCATCATCTTGTTCAGATATAACTCACCCTTCAATTTGTTTTTATTAGAGTCTTCAATATCAAATCGAATCTCCTCACCACCACGAATGGGGAGACCCTCCATCATACTTACTCTCTTACCATCCTTCTCAATAGAGTTACCACTATCAGTCACCTTAACAAGTGCAGTCAGGTGATTGGACATGATGTTCTCATAGAAAGCAAAGGAGGACAAACCCTCCTTAATATCTACACCACGTCCTTCATCCTTCGCTGCTTGGATGACAAATGATCTTATGTCTGCGTCTTTTGCTGCCATTACCCTTGCTTGTATAAGAACCCAAAGAGTTGAGATCTGTAATAGCTATTTAACGAGGCACCACCACCACTTCCCCCACTAACAATCACAGAAGATCCAGCTGGTGCTGCACTCTGTCCACCGATTGGAATGGGAAGTGGAGTCATACCCTGAGCACCGACTGCTGGTTTAGCAACAGCAGAAGACTGTGACGTGCTGCTGTTACCCAGAGTTGAAATAGCAGATGCTGATGAAGAGGTTGGTCCCTGTCCACTGGGAGTTTGAAGTGCCGCAGCTTGCTCACTGTTATCCTCTGTTTGAATTCTCGCTTCGCTATCAGATCCTCCTGCACTCAGTGCTCCTAACAATTCTTTCCAATGCTCTGGTGGATTAGTAGGAGGTGGATCACTCTTTGCCTGCTGTTCGGCATAGTGGAAGAAGTTTCCTCTTGGGTCAAACATCACATCACCCTCACCCTTAAACTTCAACATGCTCTGACCTTTGAAGTCAGTACGACCATTCAGTTTCTTCAATGCAGCAATAATCTTTCCACTATTTTGTTTCAGTTTCTTAGCGAGTGCTGGGTCACGTTTTGCCAATCCTTTGAACACTGCCTCAAATTGTCCAGGTGCAGTTCCAACACCCATGATAGTGTCAGGGTATCTTGGATCAGCAACACGATTTAAAACTGCTGCTGCAACACCATACTCATCCTCAGTTCCTCTTGCAGCTTCATGACTCACGATGTATGCAAGGTCACTATAATCCTGATCGGTAAGTTTGAGCGAACCAGCACCAGATCCAAGTCTTGTGATCATTGCAGTTTGTGGTTGAACTGTGGCACCAGATCCACCAGAAGAAGTCTCTCTTTGAGTGTCTCCACCTGAGAAATCACCCAAGTCTGGTGTTGGTGGATTTGCCTGCGGTGGGAAGAATGCATCCTTTAACAGTCCCAATTTATCCATTATGTTCATTGGATTAATTAACCAACCAACATCTGGGAGTGGTGTTTCCTTACCAAATATTTTTTGCTTTGGAATACTTTCCAGGAACCTACCAAAACTACCCTTCAACCAATCAAAGACTGCCTTGCCGGTCTCAAATATTTTCTTGGCAGCATCCTGTACCTTTTTGAGTGCTGCACCAGGATCTTTCTTGACAATTATATCATACAGTAAGTCACCAATAAATGAACCAAGAATACCACCAAGCAGTGTTCCAACAACAGGGATTGGAATAGCAGTGCCCAACAGTTCACCGATGCCAGTACCAAGAGCAACAAAGACTGCCTTACCTAAGTTACCATCACCCAGGTAGGAAGTGATACCCATGACTAGTGGTCCGATGATGGGAATCTTGATACCTTTTGCTAGTTTGGCGATACCCTTCATGTTCTTCACCATGGCAGGGTTCATCTTGATACCCAGACGTGTGACAGATCTTCCTAGTCCACGACGAGTGATAGAACTCTTGATAGGTCCTCTTGTTTTACCACCAAATCTTTGCTTCGCAGCATCCTTTCCATAGCGGCGAGCATATCTCTTTCTTGCTTCCTTGCTAGCTCTCCTCGTCCTAGTTGTTTTGTCTGCTTTCTTTGGTCCCTTTCGTGTTGGAGATTTCTCTGGTTTAGTTTTATCAGGACTCTCTGGTTTCTCTCCAAGTTCTTGTTGTCCTCTTGCAAGTAACAATCCACCAACAATCAAACCTGCATTCAAGAAGTCAACAAGTTTACCACCTAAATCATCGAACGTATCAGCTACGTCTTGACCAAGAGTCTCCTCCGTCCAGTCATTGAATCCATCAACTAATTTGTACCCTTCATTGATAACTGTTCCCATGAAGTCAACAGTTCCAATGAAAATATCAGTGGAGATGGTAACAATTCTTTCGATACCTTTGACGATTGCAATGAAAGCATCTGGATTATCGATTGCCCACATGGCAATCTTGGCAAGGATAATCTTGCCAACCGCATCAAGAATCTTATCAAAGATAGACTTAACTGGTGCTAGTGCCTTGTCTTTGATTCCCTTTCCTAATTTCTTAGCAAAATTTTCTCTCTTTGCTTCCCTTTCTTTTCTCTTTTCCTCCTGATCACTCTTCAAGAATGATTTGAATGCTTCCTTTCTTTTCTTGTTTGTCTTTGCAAAGAACTCAGATATCTTAGATACTTTATTTTCAACGGTCTTCATCTTGGTCGCACCCTTCTTGGGTTCACCAATCGTCGGTGCTCTGAAAAATGCAGACTTATTTAAAGAAGGTCTTGCTTGTTCCTTTTTCTTCTCTGCTTCATCAGCAAATTGAGTGAGGGTAGGAGGTCGCTGTGGAGAAATAACAAGAGCACCACCTTTTTTCTTGGTGCTGCGGGACGGCAACATCTTGGATGCTGACCTTACAGTTCCTGCTGCTCTCGCTACGTTACCAATGAGTGCTAACATCAGACACCACCCAAGTTATACATGGATTGCATGACAAGGAGACTGACGTTGGTGGGATCTACACTTCCTAGTTGAGGAACATCACTACTTTGAGCAGCGGGAGCCTGCTGTTGTCCACCACCAAGAGGGATGGGAACAGGAGTGATACCCTGAGATCCAGTTTGAGAAGAAGGAGTGAGAGCATTAGGAGATACTCTCGGAGTTGCAGATTGTGCTGGTTGTAGCGCAGCTGCCTTCTCTGAGTTATCAGGACTTGGAGTTCTATTGACAGACGATACCTCACTGGCATCACCGCCGCCAGCACCGAGAGCAACCTTAATTGTTTGTGGGTTTATCTGCTGATAAGTCTCTAAGAATTCTTTCTCTGCCGTGGTTCCTGCTGTTCCACCAAGTTCTACACCAATACATCCAAGTGTTCCGTTGCTTCCAATGTCACTATGAAGCATGAGTCCACTTCTACTGCCGATAGATCCACTGGAATTATTAACAAAGGCACTCCAATTACCGATGCCAGGCAATCCAGGATAAGGACCATGCTTTTCAAATCCAACCAACTTGTAGCTACCATCAGGCATGGGAGCATTTCTAGTTGTTGCTCTGGCACTCTGAGGAACATTCATGCCAGCATACGTTCCACTGATAACGCCATAGGTCTTACCTACTTGTTTACCAGCAGCATCTTTCATCTTCAAAGTTCCTTCGACAGTGTTACCTGTGCCCTTCACTTCAATACTACCACCCTCAGCAGCATAGGTAGTGCCATCCATTTTCTTAGGTTTATTTGATCCACCACCCATGGAGTTGATTGACTCCATAAAGTCGGTGCCGAATGTATCAACAGCACCCTTGCTCATGATGAACTCACCAGGTGTCAGCATGGCGGGAACAACATCAGTTCCCCTAGAAGCAAGTCCAGCACCAGGTGTCAGCATGGAAGGAACAACATCAGTTCCCTTAGGAGCAAGTCCACCACCAGCAAATCCCATGCCCTGTTGAAGAATTGACTCCTGCATCAACTGCGAACCACTAGGGATCTGACCCTCTTCTCTTGTCTCCTTTGGTGTCACAACAGAAGCATCGTCTGCTGCATCTAATCCTTCCCTTCTATTTTCATTCTGTTGTGAAGCGATGAATGCACCCGTGCCAGCAAGCACCGCACCACCAACCAATGCTGATGTTATTGGATTACCCTTGACAACATTAAGTAGACCCTTGCCAGCTTTTATCGCTAATTTTGTTGTAATCTTTGCCAATTTAATTGACAGTCTCAAAAGTCCACCAATTATTCTACCAGCTGTTCCTAGTAAAGTCTTAGCAAAACCACCAAGACCTGTGCCAAATATCAGGAACCCAGCAACAATAGCAGGCCAGAAGTCCTTGATAAACCTACCAATCGCATCAATCTTTTCTTTATTCTCTGGGTCTGTGAACCAATCGATCAACTTGATCAGTGCCTTAGCAAAGATGAGTTTGAATAGTCCATCAATAATCCTCTGGAATAAATTATTGACTGGTGCTAGTGCCTTGGTGATTGGTTTGACTAAGAAATTCTTTACCTTTTCGCGTCTGTTTTCTTTCTTCTCTCTTGCCTTCTGTTCGTCTTTCTTTCTCTGAACCTCTGCTTGCTGCTCTTCGATCTCATTCATTGTGCGAATGTTATCGAGGAGATCATCTAGTCTCGCATCGAGTCCATCTACATCGTCATCCTTACGAACTTCTTCTATAAGTGCATCAAGTTTTGCTTGAAGTTCATCTTGTTCTGTGCGAAGATTATTAAGAAGATCATCAAGACCCTCTGGAATGTCTTCGTCATCCGGCGCTGGTTTTAAATCTTCTGCCTGAGGCAATGCTTTCGGCATGAAAGTGCTGCCAGTTAGTCTTGCCTGCCCTGTTGCAGGTGCTGACACCTCTTCTTTAATCTTTAAAACTTTATTGACAAACTTCTCAAAGTCAATCTTTCCTTTTCTATATGCCTTTACACCCTCTTTTCTCTCTTCTACTGTTAGTCTTTCACCATCAAGAGTTCCATCTGCTGCTATCTCTGAGGCATATTTTTCATACTTATCCTCACCAAACAGTTTTGCTGGATCGATCTTCTTACCGGTTCCTCCTGCTGGTAGACTAAGCATTCCGTTGTCTCTCTTGCTCTAATTTCTGTTCCTCAATATGTTGTTTCAAAAGTTCAACGTATACATCCCTTTCCCAGGGCATCATATTTTCAATCTCAGTCAATGAGTATTTATGATGCTGCATGAGGGCAAAGTTAATTCGGAAGTATGCTTCCAAACTCATGTGGGAGAGGGCTACGCGAAAAAACTAGACAGACCTTCCAGCACCACCTCACTAGATTTTTTAGTCTTAGGATTCTTAATCTTCACAGTGTGAGATAACTTAGGCATCGTGGTGAAGAACTTCTCGATGTCTTGAAACTGTTTCGTATTCAGTTGATCAACAAAGTCTTTGATCTCCTTCTTGGTGCAGTCAGCAGCAGACCATGCCTCCTCTTCATTGTAAATGGTTTCAATACAAGAACCAATCAGATCAAAAGTTTTCTCAACGTTCGATGCATCCTCACTGAAATCAAAGTTGTCAGTAATAAACTCTTCCAAAGAAGGATACTTCAATCGTAAAGCAAGACCACTACCAAGATCAATGTCACGTTCGTGATCCTTATCCTTAGTCACTTTGATGTCATCGATGTTAATAGTGACATCAACCTCTGTCACACCATCATCTGGTGCGATAACTTTAAGTTCGATCTCTTCACCAACCGACTTGCCACGGATGTTGAGGAAAAGATACTCAATATCAAATGTAGGAAGACTCTCTACTTTAATCTCACCACGAACACAAGACTTAATAACTTCTCTAATTGCCTTGGTGATTTGTTTTTGATCCTGACTTTCCATAGCCAAGACCAGCAGTTTCTCTTCTTTTACTAGGAAAGGTCTATACTCAATCTTCTCACCCGTTGAGGGTAACTCCAAATCATAGAATGGAGTAGCAATTTTTGGTAAAGGCATAATATCCTATACAATTCAGTGTTTTTATTTAGACTGGGTTTGTCTGAACAGGATTAGAATCTCTGTTGACGAAATATCTATCGTATGCAAAAGTCACACTACACTTCATCACATCACTTCCATCATATGAGACGGGGATAGATGAGATACTACGTGGGAAAGCATTGACGAAGGAATAAAGAATATCATCTCTTGTTTGCTCATAATCTTTATCAAATTTGTGAAGATCAATTCTACACTTATATCCTCCCTGCTCCTTTGGATATTTAAATCGATAGAAAGAAAGATCTGACATCTGATCTGAATCGGTGATGACAGAATAATCACCAGGACTTGCGATATAATCCATCCATTGCTCAAAGAATTTTATTGTCTGATATTTTGAATCAACATAAAAATCAAGAGTTAGATCATCAAAGTCTCTACGATATGCAAACTTCTGACTGATACCATAATAGTCTTGTAAGTTCTCAGTAGTTGAGAAACTAGAACCTGGTAGAGCAGTAGCGTTACACAGGAAACTCAGATCATCATAAAATCTACCACCGGCAGGATTATATGTAGCGGTAAAAGGTAGCGTTCCAACCTGCAACACAGCACGAAACTGACTGGTCTGTGCCAGGTGCCCAAAACGTTTGAGAAAATCGCTTGTACTTAGTACCCTAAACGGAACAGCACCTGCCATCTAAATACCTACCAGTATACTATACTATGTATGAGTTATAAGGGGAAATTTAAACCAAGTAACTACTTGAAATATAAAGGTGACCCTACTAAAATTATTTATCGCTCTCTCTGGGAGTTAAAGTTCATGAACTGGTGCGATAGAAATGAAAACATTCTTGAATGGGGTAGCGAAGAGATTGCGATTCCGTACATCAGTCCTGTTGATCGTAGGGTTCATCGCTATTTTCCCGACTTCTACGTCCGAACTCGAACCAGGAACGGAGGGATTAAGAGGTACATTATCGAGGTTAAACCGCTTAAACAGACTGTACCGCCAAAGAAGAAATCCAAAAAATATCTGAGTGAGATGAAGACTTATGCTGTCAATGAAGCGAAGTGGAAGGCAGCACAAGAATACTGTGATGATCGTAGGTATGAATTCAAAATCATCACCGAAAAAGAACTAGGTTTATGAATCGCCTAACTGAACTATCTAAGATTTTAGACAAAGGTGGACTGATGAAAGGTCCAGATGATTTGATGACAGATATTATGGAAGCCTTAGGTGACACTGAGTATGCACCTGACAGTGTAGGAGCATTCTATACCTTCATCTATCAGGCAAAGACACCAGAAATTTTATATGATGAGCACCCCTTGGTAGAGATCGTTGACATCACACGTTGGGGGTTCAAAGGGTTCAATTATCACTGGAACATGGTAAGAAACTATACGTTTCCAGAGATTATTGGTCCGATGTATAGAGTGAACGCGGAGGAGTTCGCAACTCTTCGCACCATACCATATAAGAAACTCCGTGTAAGCGGATAAATAACTAAAAACAATACTGTGGCAAAGAAAAGTTCCAAGATAGTTGTCAATAGTAGAATCTTAGAGGTTCAGACGGACCTTGATAATGGAGCTTATACTGTAAAATATAAGGGAGAATTGATTGGAGAAGGTGGTGCCACTAGTGGTGGTAAGTTTATATCTCAGGATGGAGCACCATTAAGAGAAGTTTTGGGTAATAATCCTGCTGGTATTCAACAAGCACTGACATCATCAATCGAAAATGAAAACAAAGCGATCCTGAATAACAATGCATCAACAACTCAGAAATTAAATCTGAGAGATATGGGGTATGGAAATAAACTTGACATCAAAGGTGTAACCACACCAGCAGAACCAGATAATGATACAACTCCTGCACCACCAACAGGAAACGGAGAGACTCCTGATAATGATGGTCCACCTGCAACACCAGCACCAGCAGTAAAACCACCAGAGGTTCAAGACTTAGGTGGTCAACAAGCTCGCTATCCAGCAGGTCAAATTGATGGTGAGTATGATCACGTTCTGTTTACCATCGTTGAGTATGTGCCAGCAGGTCTAAGTGGAGTCTCGGATTTGGTAACAGGAGCTGGTAAAGGCAGACCAACAGATAGAATCAAGAGAAGTAGTCCAGTAGGATCTGTGATTCTACCAATGCCTAGGAACATTGCAGATTCTAACTCTGTGTCTTTCGCTGGTGACAAGATGAATGCCCTGCAAGCAGCAGCTACCTCAGTCATTGGTGGAATCCTCAGTGATGCTCCTGTCAGGGCAACAGAAGCAGCTGTTGCAAACATTTCAGGAGCACTCGGTGATAATAAAACACAACTTAAAGATACAGTAAGAGCAAAGGTTACTCAGGATATCATTGGTGGTGGTAACATCCTCACCAGAACAACAGGTGCAGTTCTGAACAGCAACCTTGAACTCTTATTCTCTGGTCCTGAACTGAGAACCTTTCAGTTCCAGTATACAATGACTCCAAGAGATAAAGCAGAAGCAGCGAGTTGCAAACAAATTATCA